AGACGTAAGCGACGTGGTGCCGATCCCCACGTTGCCACTTGAGCCGATACGCACTCGCTCAGCGTTATTTGTACCAACTAAAATTGCATTTAACGAAGAGCTACCACGAATCCAGTTATTGTCATTGTTAGACAGGTAAAGGAAAGGAGCGTCGCTCGCTAGCTTTATATTGCCCGAGCTGTCGATACGCATCCGCTCAGCTACGGCTGCGCTACCATCCGCGCTCGTGGAAAAGATAAGACGACCTGGCGTGTCGTTTGAGCCAGGAGTGCCGTCTATTTGAGCATGGATCTGAGCCGCATAACTTACAAGATCTGTGCCATCAGCAGCACTCCAAGTAAGAAACCCGAGATCATCTCCATCCTGGACTACGGTTGAACTCCCAACACTAGTTCCGCGTGATCTTCCGAAATTGAAAGTGGGAGCTTGGCTGGTTGAATTACAAGTCAGCTGTATAGAAGAGTTGGCATAAGTAGTGCCTTCAATTTGAAACTGTCGTGTCTGATTTCCACCAGCCGCACGGGCGGTAGACGTTCCCAACAGCAGTAGGCCATTTGCGTCGATCCTGAGTCGCTCGTTGTTTCCATTGGTCCCAAAAGTCAGACTGTCGCCGGTTTGTGCATTTAAATTGATTACATTTGTGCTGGGATTTCTCACTAAAAGTGAGCCGCCATTGATGCCACTAAATTGCGCAATGTCATTAGATTGCGAGTAAACATCTAGCAAGTAACTTGGCGAGGCAAGGCCGATACCGACGTCGCCGCTGCTATCAACAACAACGCGCTGCGTGCCGCCAGTAGCAACAGAAATCTCATTTGCTGCACTGAAATACAAACCAGTGTCTGTATCAGTACCGTTGTAGAAACTTGGAGCGCCTGCCGTACCAGCAGGAAACTTGACCTTGCCGTCTGCGTTAATAACGCCAGTAACAGTCAGCGCACCAGTGACAGCAGCAGTCGAATCAAACGTTGCCGCTCCAGTAACGTCCAGCGTCCCAGGGACATCAACGTTGCTGGTAAATTCAACGCCTGTTCCAGCGACATCCGTCTGCAGCAGTTGACGTGCAGTACCGTTCGCCAGCTTGCTAACCGCAATTTCTGCACTGGCGTTGATGTCTGCATTGACGATTGCGCCGTCAGCAATCATCGCGCTGCTTACAACGCCGCTTGAACCAGTCGTCAGGAGTGTTCCAGTTTCATTAGGCAGCGTGATAGTCCGGTCAGCCGTTGGATCGGCAACAGTCAGTGTTGTCTCAAATCCGTCGTCAGTTGCACCTTCGAAGACAATGACAATGCCATTGCCCAGCTCAAGGTTGCCGGTCATCGTGCCGCCAGCTTTTGCTAGCTTTTCAGTGTCAAGCTCCTGCAAAGCAGCCTGAACATCTGTTGCCGCAATGTTGCCCGTAGCAACAACAGAAATGTTTGCTGCAGTCTGACCAGCAATAGCGTTTGAAACGTCAATCAGCTGGAACGTTGTTCCCGCAACACCAAGCGAGATCAACATGTCCGGTGGTGCCAAAGCAACAGCCGGGGCGTTACCTGAACCCGTTCCAGACGTGTCAACAACAACGTAGTAGTTGAGGTTGCCAGAAGCAGGTGCAGGCAGTGCGGCACCATTCGTAAAGCCAGCAGCAGAACCAGCAGTTGTGACGCTGCTCAGCAGGTTGGTGCTTGCGTCATACGTTCCAGCGTTGACAAGGTTGCCGCTGATAACCGTGATCGGCAGGAATGATTCCCCGGTGTACACGTAGAGATCTTCATTCTTCTCGTCGAAGAAGAACTGACCTTTATAGTCACCATCCGGGAAGGTAACAACGTTGTCGGTCGCACCAGCACCGCCGAACTTGGTGACACTTTGATCAGCAAGCTTTGCAGCTGTAACAGCATCATCAGCTAATCGCGCTGTCGGGAAAGTGCCTGTGGTGATCTTTGCTGCATCAAGATCAGGAATGTCAGCAGCAGCAAGAGTCACTGCACTGGTGACGTGACCTTGAGCATCAACAGTCACCTTGGTATAGGTGCCAGCTGTTGTGCTGTTGGTGTGATTCAGCGTTCCACCAGACGCAACCTCTAAACCTGATCCAGGGACAACGGCACCCTTTGCACTAGATGTTGCTTCCGGTAGATCGCTTGCTGCAATAACGCGACCAGCAGTAATCAGACCATTGGCGTCGTACTGAACAAGGTGATGCTCAGTCGTTTCTGCCGTGACGGTGTTATCAATCTGAATCTCATCGTTGCTCATCGTCAGGCCATTGCCATTGACGGCAACAGCACCTTTTGCTGATGAGGTAGCAGTCGGAAGATCACCGCTAGCAATAGCGCGATAACCAACCGTTCCACCAGCACCCGTAGGACCGGCAAGAAACTGCTTGGCTGCAGTGGTGTCGTCTAACGTCGTGCTGACAGTAACCGTGTCACCACTGGTAGACGTGGTGATATTGACAATGCCGCTGGTGCTGCCGCTAACAACGTTGATCGAACCAGCGCCTTTGACCGAATCCCATGCGGATCCGTCCCACACATAAATCTTGTCGTCATCAGTATCCAGTGCAATCTGACCCGTGAAATCGCCAGATGCAGGCAGCGTTGACACCAGCGTCACGCTGGAGTTATCAGCCAACTTGGCTGCAGTCACAGCCGAATCGTTAATCTTCGCAGTTTCAACCGCAGACGCCGCTAGCTCTGCAGTGTCAATCGCTCCAGCGGCAAACAGAATCTTGGCGCTTGGAATCGTTGCGTCAGAAATCAGCGTCGTGCCGTTTGCGATTAGATCGCTGACCGTTAGCTTTTTAGTCTCACTGGCGCTATCGTCAACGACAGCAACCACGTCTGCTGCAACCAGATCAGCCCCAGCGAGGCTGTTAAGGGCACTGATCTTGACGTCAGCCATGAAACCCTACGCATGAACCACGATGGGTTCATCATAGAGGCGCAATCATGTCTGTTCCAGGGCGACCTTGTCAGACGTGCTCTGCTCCGTTACAAGCTCGTCATCGTTCTCTTGCAACAGCTTGCTTTCAACCTCAAGGTCCATTCGCAGCTGGATTGTTCCGGTACTAATAAAATCTGCCTGTATCTGAACTGTGTTGTCGGGGGCAAACTGAACAGCACAGGCAGTTAAAACGCCGGTAAACTCATAAAAAATTTCATCATTATCGTTGGCGGCTACTCCGCCAGGATTGTGATTTGTGGTTTTGATGTAAAAACGAGCCTTGAATTGACTGCCTACTCTTGTTCGCAATGACAATTCAACCAAATAGTTGGGTAGCTCTTCGCTTGCATTTCCGGTGTATTCCCAAAACGCAGACATCCGACCAGAGCCAGACATCAGCGTGCTAATCCTGCTGCGAAACTCATCGGACAACGTAGTGGTGTCCACCGTTTCACGTTCAGTATTTAGCTCAAAACCGTTGACTTGCGCCAACACTAAGTAATCGGTGTTCTCAACTTTGACGCGAATCGGGATGTTATCCCCTGGAGCGGTTAGATCTACTGCGTTGGTCGTTCCACCGTTTACGGCGTCGGCAAACGAGTCATAAAGCCTGATGCCGTCTAGCTCGTCAACATGAACAAACTTCTTGATGCTGGTTTTTGTGTAGCTGTCGATAAAGTCCAGCGCCGTTCCATCGGTGCTCGTAATTTCGATTTGATCGCCGCTAATCAGCTGACCATGCTCGAAATCAAAGCTAAATCGTTTTGCTGTTGCGTTTACGTCTGAGGTGTTAATTGTTCCTCGCAATTCACCTTCAGCAAACTGCCGCTGCAGCTTGATCTCTCCGTGCGTACCAAGATAAACACTCATCAGACTGTGACGGCGGCCAGTGCTCCAGTGCCTTGGAACGCAATCTCAGCTCGCACGATGTCGCCGGTTGCTGCTCCAATGTTTGCACTGGTGATATAAGCCGTCAGCTTGATGTCGTTGTTATCCGTTCCATCAACCCAACGGAACGTCAGCTCAACCGTATCTGAGCTGCTGACGCCTGTTGTGCCGGTTTTGTAAAGCTTGTTCAGCAGGTCGGTTGTATTGATGTCGTCGTCGTCGTCCTTGTAATACAACAACGTTGCACTACCTGAGTACCCTGTTACGCCAGGGCTATAGCTTCTAACGCCATCACCCAACGTCGTGGTTTCAAGTGTTTCCAGGTTGCTGGATACAGCAAAATTGACGACCTTGGCAAGGGTCGTGCCAGCAAGCTGCATTACGCCATCTCTGCCGGTGTAAACCTTTGCCATCAGAGCACACCAATTAAATTGACTGTAACGCTACTGGTCCC